CCGACGTTGGCTCCGAGGCACAGGTCACCATGTCGACCAACAGCGGCCGAGAGATGATAATACTCGACGAGGTCGTGACCGTCACGGCCACCAAGACGATCCAGATCTTCGGTCACAACGCCACATCGGCCAGGGGCTCTGTCGAGTCCACCACCACCACGATCAAATACGTCCGTCTATCATAATATGAAAATTGAAATCGTGCCAGTCGAGGTCTGGCCCGGAATGGCCACACACATCGAAATCAGCGGCGTCGTGGTTAGCCTCAGCTCTGGGGCGTCCTGTAGCTACATCCTGCTTGATGATTTTGACCACGCACTCACCGCGTCATCACAAGCCGCGCTGACTCCAGCACAGTATGATCTGTGGGGAACAGACGATGATTACTTCACTGGTTGCATCCTGAGTAACTTGAATCTCACGCCAGCTTGACGAATCAAATGACCTGCATTACGGTCTCCTCGAATGAATCTTAATCTCAACATCCCGTTCAAAGGTCTCGACGGCATAGCGGTCGAGGGTCAACCCACACAAGGCAAACTTCTGGCTCAAGTTCTCGCGAACCAAAACAAAGGTAACTCCATTCAGCTCCTCGAATGGGCCATGGCGTTACACCAGGATAAAGACCTCATCCTCGACACCACCGGCCATGACACGCTCAAGGGTGTCATTGAAGGTACTGACGTGTTGCCGGCCCTCTCGAAGGGTCAGCTGCTCCTGTCTCTCAAGGCGGCCAAAGACCGCTCTCTCTAAATGAGTCGATTCTCGGCAATAGGTATCGGTCAGTCCGACAACGACGGCGGAGGAGATCCGCTGCGTTCTGCGATGCGCAAAGTCAATCAGAACTTTGGCCAGGCGGACACCGATCTTACTGCCGTTGAGTCCACGGCTAACGCGGCACAGATTGTGTCTGCGTTGTCACTCGACACTGTCAACGGACTGACCCCAACGTTGGACACTATCGTCTGGGCGAGCACCATCGACTACGACCTCGATGGTGCTCGCTACCAGAGGACCACCATCGCCGGTGACACCACGGTAGGTATCGTAGAGCCCATCCCGTTCGTGTCCGGGTTCGCCAAGGGGATAACGGTCGTACTGGAGAGCGACGGAGCTTCAGACCACAACCTCACGTTCGATCCAGCCATCCTGTGGTATGGTCTCGGACCTCCCGGGATCTTACCCGTGGGTTCGTCAATCCTGATCAGCTTCACAGCCTTCGGTCCTTCAGTTTCAGACATTAAGGCCATAGCGATCTTCCAGTCATGAGGCATGAACAACCTCACACTTCGAGACCCAGCGATCTACAGCTTCTCTGAAGATGACACGCCTCGGTTTACAGAACCCTGCACGTTCTCGGTAGAATTCCTCTCAGGTAGCCATTCTTTCCAGCCGTTCGCTGAACCTCCGGTGAACGAACACCAGGGCACCCTGGCGGCTGAGCTTCTCTCCGGTAATCACTTTGACGCTCTGGTATTCGTCGATGTCCAGCTCGACGGTAACATGGTGGCAGCGTTCCTCCAGGGTAATCACTTCCTAGCACTTCCGTTCACCACCGAGGTGGACGATCAGGGCGCAGCCTGTACGGTCGAGTTCCTGTCTGGAGATCACTTCCTGGCCAGCATAATCGATCCCCAGTTCGGCAACGGGTCAATCCAGGACCCCGGCACCGAGTACGTAGAGTTCCTACAGGGTACTCACGCGGAGATTAGACTGACTGGTCCGATAGATCCTGACGTGTCCGCCCAGGCTGCCGAGTTCCTGAGCGGATCGTACGACATGGTCCTGCCTGGCACTGGGCTGGAATTTAACGAGTTGATCGTACGATTCACCGCGGTAGACAATACCAATGTCCTGGTAGTATCGTACTCTGATTACGACTTCCTGTCAGAGTCCACGTTCGGTCAGCCGTTCACAGACAAGATTCCCACGACCTACACGATCACGTCTGACATCAGCGGTACGCTCACCACTGACCTGACATTCCAGGGCGGAGCCGTTGACCAACTCTACGCGCTGATCTTCAGCCTCACGATACCTATCGACACCGTCATTCCGGGAGGTCTCAACCGAGGAGGCGCTACAGGTGCTGACGCGGATCAGACAAACGCCTCATCGGAGTTCCTGGATGGTACGTATGCCGAGATAATGATCATCAACCCAACCGTGGGAGATGTATCGACATCGACGGCTGAATTCTCCGAAGGACTCCATCTTCAGATCCAGGTCTCCTTGCTGGAGAGCGACAACGGAACAGCCACGGCAGAGTTCCTCAGCGGCCTCCACGACGAGATCATCGTGGTGAGAGGTACCGAGACTGACAGCGGAACCATCGAGACAACTTTCGTCACTGGCTTACACGAGCTACCCGGCGGTGCTCACCCGTTCGTTGACTCCGCGATGACGATGGATACAACCGCCTACAAGGCCGACAACGGTAAGATGTCAGCCGACGACGCATTAGCATCGCCCTCGGCTGACAACACGTTGTACACTACGGACGAAGAATACTGATATGTCACAGCAAACCATCAACATCGGAGCAGTTGCGAACGACGGTACCGGAGACGCTCCCCGTACGGCTTTTACCAAGGTGAACGCAAACTTCACCGAGCTGTATGACAGTTACCGGGAGTTGATCACCGCGGCCCGAACTTACTACGTGGACTCGGCCGGTAATGACTTGAACACAGGGCTCAGTCCTGGCGTGGCATTCCAGACCATCCAGCGGGCCATCAACGTGATCAGCCGCACCCTGACCGTCCAGGACGGAGTGACCGTCACGGTCTCCATCGCGAACGGCACGTACACGATCACCACACCTGTCGTTATCCGTCCAGTCGTCGGAGGAGGATCAGTTCTGATTCAGGGTAACACGGGTACCCCGGCCAGCGTGATCATCAACAGCGTGTCCTCTCAGGCGGCGATGTTCCAACAGCTCGCACCGAGCGACGCCCAGTGGAGACTCACTGCGCTTCAGATCCAATCCACCGCTAATCCCAAGCCGGGCATTCAGGTTCAGAACCACGCCGTCCTAGAATACGGTAACGTGATCTTCGGCATCGGACTGACCAACCAGATAGAGGTCTCGCTCGGTGGCGGCGTCACGTCGGTCTCGAACTACACGATCATCGGAGGTGCCACCACGCATCTGCACGGCACCACGTCAGGGATCTTGAGGCTCAGCAACACCGTCACGCTCACCGGCACGCCTGCGTTCTCGGCAGCGTTCGCCAGGGCTACCAACCTGTCCGTACTCGACGCCACGTCGACGGTATTCTCTGGATCAGCCACCGGGACTCGGTTCGCAGTCAGCGAGAACTCAGTGATCCAGACGGCCGGCGGCGGTGCAAACTTCTTTCCTGGTAACGCGGTCGGAACTACAGCCACCGGCGGCCAATACGTCTAATGTCACAGCGATCCATATACGTAGGTTCGGCTCTGAACGATGTCACGGGAGATCCATTCCGTGATGCGTTCCGTTTCAGCAACCTGATGTTCGACGAGCTGTACCTGAGCCCTGTAATCACCAACCCGATCATTATTGGCAACAGCTACCCGGTAGCCAACCTGGCTAACTTTCCTGCCGGCTCCTACCTGGACGGCACCGTCGTGGCTAGTGACTTCGTACAGGCCAGCACCACGCCTATCGTGCAGACGCCTAGATCGGTGTTCAGCATCGATGAGACCACAACGGTCCGTATGGGCTACAGGGTCCAGGTGGACACGGCCGGAACCTTCACGTCACTCACCGGTGACTCACGCGCGGTGTTCCCCCGCATCCCTTTCACCGCGGCACTCGCCGGTGGTACAACATATTATGCCAGGGTGAACGGGTCCGACCAGACCACCCGTCAGTTCCAATTCAACACGGTTACCCGTACGCCAGTGGCGGACACCAGCATCGTGGTTGGCTCCAACCCGAGAGGCGGGTGCTTCAGCCCCACGAATGCCAGGATCTACCAGTGCAACTTGACCGGCAACTCGATCTCCGTTATTGATCCATCCTCTAACCTGGTGGTAGCTACCGTTACGATCAGTGTGAGCGGACCGAACAGCGCGGTCTACTGTCCTTACAACGACCGGGTCTACGTGGCGCAGAGCACCGGTAACAACGTGGCCATCGTGAACCCGGGTACTAACCTGGTGACATCCACCATCTCGACCGGTGCCGCCACGGGTCCTAGCTCTCCGGTCTACTGCCCGACCAACAACAAGATCTACGTCTCCTTGTCGACCACCGGGTTCGTGGCCGTGATTGATCCTGTGTCCAACACGCTGGTCCGTACCATCCAGGTCGGTACGACTCCACGTGACATGTGGTACTGCCAGTCCAACAACAGGATCTACTGCACCAACAGCGGCAGTTCAAACGTGTCGGTGATTGACCCGTTGGGCGACTACGTGGTGGCGACAATCACGGTCGGATCAGGGCCACGCGGTATTTGCTACTGCCCGACCAACGACAGGATCTACTGTGCCAACAACACGGCCGGTACGGTATCGGTTATCGATCCACAGACCAACCTGGTGGTTACCACGATTGCCAGTATGAGCGGAGCTTTCGCCTGCGCGTTCTTCCCCACCACGGGCCGTGTCTACGTCTGTAACAACACGGCCGGCCAGGTGGCGTCGATAGATCCCACCACGAACACCAGTGTTGCCACGGTGGCTGTCGCTACCGCCGCGTACGCCGTGTTCTCGCCAACCAACGGGCGTATGTATGTTTCCAGCTCCGGAGGTAACTCCGTGAGCGTTCTACAATGAGCCAACAAGTCATCAACATCGGAACGGTCGACAACGACGGCACTGGTGATACAGCCAGGACGGCGTTCACCAAGATAAACTCCAACTTCTCGGAGTTGTACACGCTCACCGCGGCCGGTCAGACAAGTTCGATCGTGTTAGGCTGGCCCATTACCCTGACATCGATCGGCACCTATCCGACCGCGGTAGGATACTCAGACGGTACCGTAACCTACAGTGACTTCGTCATAGCTACCGCTACACAGCCAACGCTCCAGTCGTTCCGTCGGGGTTTCCATTTCTCGGACATTACGGACACCTACGGACAGGTCCTCCAGGTGGCTACCGACTCAGGGTTCCAGAACATCGTGATCGACTACCGGGTCGGTGCTCCGGTGAGACTCCTCACGAAGGCCCAGCTCCAGTACGACACCACTTACTATCTTCGCCTGGTAGGTCAGAACACATACTCCAAGCAGTTCAGATTCCCTCTCACCGTGCGGACTCCTTCACTTTCGACCACCATCGTTGGATTCAACGCGGGCGTTCGCCCCGGTGTGTACTGTCCTACCAACCAGCACGTTTACGTGGCGTGTCAGACGGCCGGCACCGTCCAGGTGATCAACCCTTTGACAAACCTGATTGTAGTCACCATAGCCGGTGTGACCACAACTCCCAACGATCCATGCTTTGCTCCTGTGGTGGACAGAATGTTCTTCCCGTGTCAGGGTACTGGTACCGTACGTGCTATATCACAATTAACCAACACGATCACTAACACCATCACGGTAGGCACCAACCCGGTAGGTTGTTGTTATGTTCCGACCGTGGATCGGGTATACGTTGGAAACAACGGAAGCGGAAACGTGTCAGTCATCAACCCGGCCACCATGTCGGTCACGACCACCATCACGGCCGGAACAGGGCCTCGTCTAAACCAGTACGCCTACTGCCCTACCACGGACAGGCTATACGTTACCAACCAGACCACGAACAACGTGTCTGTCATCAACCCTCAGACCAACACCGTGGTAGCCACCGTGGCGGTAGGAACCAGCCCGACATACTGCTGCTATCATCCTCCTACGGACAGGATGTGGGTTTCGAACAACACGGCAGGTACCATCTCGGTAATCGATACAAACACAAACACGGTCACCAACACGTTTGCCACCCTGGCGACTCCAAACAGCTTATGCTGGATGCCGACCACGAACAAGATGTGGGTATCTGACGGCAACAACAACCAGATCCGTATCATCAATCCAGTCACGTTTGCAACCGACTCTACGATTTCTACCGGTGCAGCAACCACACCAAGGTTGGCGTACGTACCGCTCACTGACCGCATGTACGCAGGCTGCTCAACCTCTAACACGATGCAGATCTACCAATGAGCCAGCAAACCATCAACATTGGTACCAAGACCAACGACAACACCGGAGATACCATCCGGGCCTCCATGGTCAAGGTGAACGATAACTTCTCAGAGCTGTACGCGGGCGGAGGAGACTCGATCGAAGTCATCGCCGGATATTCAGCCGCAGTGAATGCAAACTTCGTCACCTCCAATTTCTCAAACGGAACCCCAGTGGCGAGTGACTTCCTGTTCATCGACCCGAACAGTCAGCCGACCAACCAGACTCCAAGGCAACCGGTCTGGGCGAGCGACAACGGATCGTGGAGGTACAGATTCCAGATCGCCACAGACCCAACGTTTAGCTCCATCCTTCACGACTCCCGGGAGCTTGACGGTATCAACTTCACCTTGCCTAACCTGTTGCTTGCGTTCGACACCACGTACTACGTACGTATCATGGGTAACTCGCTCGCGATCAAATCCTTCAGCTTTCCGTTAACCGTCAGGGCCGCCGCGCGTGGAGCCCTCACCACGGTGGGTTCTAATCCTTTCGGAATAGCCTGGTCTCCGACGAATGACCGGCTCTACTGCACCAACACCACCGGCAACACCGTCACGGCAGTCAGACCCGATACCGGCGCCGTAGTGGCCACCATGGCGACCAGCCTGAACCCGTTCTCGATTTGCTACTGCCCATCGAACGACAGGATCTACCACACCTGCAACGGTGCCGCCGTGGTCCGAGTCATCACCCCAAGTAGCAACACCGTTACTGGATCTATCGCGGTAGGTACTGGACCGAGAGGTATTTGCTACTGCCCGTCGAACGACCGCATCTACGTTGCCAACGTCACAGGCTCAAGCGTTTCCGTCATAGACCCGTCGACCGACACCGTGGTAGCCACGATTGCTGCAACATCTGTCTTTAACGACATCATCTACTGTCCCACCACGGATCGCATAATCTACGCCAGCTCCGGGTCAGTGTTGCGAGAGATCAATCCGGCTACCAACACGGTGGTGACCACGTCCGGAGGTCTCGGGCAGAATCCAGAGGGCAGGATGGCTTACTGTCCGATCAACAACCGAATCTACATCGGCGGCGCTTCCGGAGGCACAGGACTGTTGGTTTACAACCCGGTCACACACTCGCTTGTCACCACTATCACGATGGGTGCAACCGGGGTATACGGCGTCTGCTACTGCCCCACCACGAACCGGATCTATGCTGCCCCGTTGAACGGAACGCAGGTCCAGCTGGTCAATCCTTTGACTAACACGATCATTACGAGCGTGTCAGGTTTCTCAGAACCGAGGGCATGTTGCTACGTACCGTCTACTGACAATGTCTGGTGCTCAGACAACACCGGGGGTACGGACACCATATCTCCGATCAGTTGAGGACTTGAAAATAAACCCCACATCAAGTATCTTTTCGTTATGCGACAAGTAAAGAGTGCAAATCAGGCCCAATCGGCGAAAGGCCGTTTCCATTGCGTGGTCATTGACGCAGCCACCCAAGAGGTCGTACAAGACCACGGCTGGCAGGACAATCTCATTCTCGATCAAGGACTTAACCAGGTAGCCTCACGGGCCTGGTGCGACAACTTCCTGGTCGCCTGTATCGGTACCAACACGGAACCTACGTTCGACTCAGGTGGCGCCAGCACGGCCAGCCAGTCAGGCTTCACCGTAACGATCGACAGCGGAGTATTCACATTCACCGCTGGCGGTCTCGACGTGGGAGATGAGGGCAAGTGGATCAAGTTCCTTTCTGG